GCTCCAGACGGTGCTGTTGCGTAGTAGAAGTCGTAGGCTTCGCTTTGCAGGGCGATGGTTCCGGAGCTGTTGGGGACGGTGAGCGTGCGGGTCGTGCTGGCGCTGATGCCGGAGAGTTGGAAGGCTAAATTTTTGCTCGAATCCGCATTGTCATACAGAAGGAAATTGGCGTCGTTGAAGACGTCGGGGAGGATGCCGGCATACGTCCAGTCGGCGTCGCGGCTGACTCCTGCCGTGGCCGTGCGGATATAAATGCCGGCGGGTTTGCGGGCGATCAACCAGGTGCCGCTGGCTTCGCGGACGAGCCAGGCGGTGTTCAGGGCGGCCGATCCGTCCAAGGGGAGATCGGTGTAGGTGGCGACTTCTCCGTCGATGTAGGACGCGCCTCCGCCGCCGCCGGACCCCTTGAGGTCGAAGTTGCCGGTCAGCGGATTGAAAGCGAAGGCCATTGGAGGAAGTGACGAGTGACTTGTGACGAGTGACGAGAGCCGGAGGTCAGAAATTTGAAATTTAAGAGCGGATGACGGTGGCGATGCGGGCGTCGTCCGAGGACGGCGTGCCGCCGACATAGGTGAAGGTGAGCGTGGCGACTGTCTGGCTGCCCTCCTTGTAGACCACCGTGGAGAGATTGTTTGTCGTGCTGACGTAATTCAGCTCAACCGCGTTGTGCTGCGGGATGTTTAGTCCGGCGATGTTTCTAACTGAGACGTTGGGATGCATGGGATGGGGAAGTTGGCAGTGGTCAGTTGGCAGTATCAGTTGGTCGCCGCGGCGACCTGTCTCGCAGACTCGGCTGGCGGCAGGGGCATTAAGCGGAAGGAGCGGCGGTCATGCCGAGTTGCTGCTCCTGCGCCATCTTTTGCAGCGCGGGCTGGGCGCCGGTGCGGCCGATGACGGCGTTTTGTTGCTGCTGGAGCTGGAATTGGAAGGCTTGTGCTCTCGCGTCGATCATGCTGCGGAAGATTTCGTCTTGCTGGTATCGCTGCTGGACGGCGGGGTTGGACTGAATGATGGCCTGCAAGGTTTGCAGGCGGACTTGGGCGTTTTGGCCGCCCTCCTTGAGCGGGGGTTCGGTGCCTGCGGCGATTTTGGCGAAGGCGGTTTGTTCGTCTTCTTGCTCGGCCTGGGTAGCGGCGCCGATGTCCTTGATGAGGATGCCGGCGAGATTTGGGTCTACTGCCTGCATCATATATTGGACCAGGCCGACTCGATCGATAACGCCGAAGCTGTCCAAGGGGACAAGCACTTTGGCGAGGTAGTCTAATTTGGCGCCGAGGGCTTCGGAGTCGAGCAGCCGGGCGTCGAACTCGCAGGTCACGTCGAAGCGGCCGCGGATGTCGGTGGGGCTGGCGGTGAGCGGGAGATTGGGGTTGCCGGTGACGCGGGCGACTTCTTCGGGCGTCATATACTGCTGGCAGAGGGCGAGCGTCTGGACGAGGCAGAGCTTCATGTCGAGGAGCCAGCTATCGACCAGCTCCTGGGTGTGCAGCATATAGCGTTGCGGCGGGACGGCTTCGCTGATGCGGCCGAAGTAGTTGTCCACGTCGTTGCGGATGGACATCTCAACTTCGATGCTGCCGGCGTCGGGCTGCGGCGGGTTCATCCACGAGATCTCGCCGGGGCGGCGCTCGGGGATCTGGACGCCCGGTCCCATGATGAGATCCATCTTGCCGCGCGCGGCGGGCGTTTTGAGCGGAGGCAAGGTGACGATGCTGGCGCGGTCGCCTCGCATGTCGCGCTGGATTTTGACTTCTTCCTGGGCGGTCTGGACGATCTCCGGCACGCCGCGGGATTCCAAGATGGGGCGCGAGGCGCGCTCGCGGGGCAGCTCGACGAAGGGATAGAGCGCGTGCGCGTAGGGCAGGATGTCGTGGACGGCAGTGCGGTCGGGAACGTGGTAGCTGAGGACGGTGCGGGTGACGCGCATGGCCTTGGTGCGGTCGTCGTGCTCCTTCCTGTAGACGTGCCAGATCTCAATCATGTCGCGCTGGTGGTCGTAGAGGAACTGGTCGCTGCGGTGGAGGTTCAGTGAGATGCGGCGGATGTCGCCTTTCTTCTCCACGACTTGCTCAACCCATTTGTCATCCCAACCCTCGACAGCGGCACGCTCGCGCAACTCCGGTTCGGTCATTAGCTCGCGTCGGGCAACGAACGCGGCACGCTGTAATGAGTAGGTCTGGGCGGGGAAGATGATGTCCTCCCAAGGCTCGAGCGCGGTCCACTGGGGCCGGCTTTCAAAAACGTAGGGCTGCTCCCATTCGACAAAGCCTTTCTCGCGGAACTGGCGGACTTTGGCGGTGGTGCCGAGTTCCGGGATGACTTCGCCCATCAACTGCGCGGCGAGTTCTTCCTGCTCGGGGTCGAGGACGACTTCGAGGAGGGCTTGCAGGTTGGGGTCTTGGGACTCCTGCAGCATCATCATGGCGTCTTCCATGCTGAAGCTCTTGATCTCGGTGCGCGTGGTCTTGATCCAATCGACGGCCATGACGGCGAGGCCGTAGGTCTCGCGGAAGTTGGCGGCGAGCTGCACTTCCCTGCGGAGATCATCCAAGACGTGCTGGAAAAGGAGCCATTTGAGGACGGACTCCGCGGCGCTGCGCTTGTCAATGTCCATGGACTCGACGGGCTGGACCTGGACGCGCGCCTTGAAGAAGGCGTTGGTCAGCATGGCAACGTGGTCGCGGACGATGGTGTCGGCCATGCGCACGCGGGAATCTAGGGCGCGGTCCCAGGGGAATGGGCGCTTGCCGAGGGCTTCTTGGTGTTTGCGACCGTCGTCGGTCTGGCCGGCCCAGATGCAGAAGCGGGTGTTCCAGTTCCTTAACTTCCGCTGGACGTAGCCGCTGCCATCGGCGTCGGCTTCATCGATGTCCGAGAGGATCTCGGAGATTTTGTCGCGGTCGGGTGCTTTGATCATTTAAGGGACAAGCACCGTGGTGCGGCGCGGGGTGTAGTGGACGGCGGTCTCGGGGTGGCGCTTTTTGAAGTCGTCGCGCCAACCTTTGTCGGCCCAGCAACCGGGTTCGGTTTTTTCCCAAGCCCAGTAGACATCGGCGTCGATGCTCATGGTGTGCTGGCCGATGCCTTCAACAGCGCACTGCTCGAGGCGCTCGTTGGCCTGCGCGATGCGCTGCTGCTCAAGGCCGGCCATGACGGCCTTGACGTTCCAACCTGTGAGGAGTTCCTCTTTGACGAGGTGGGCCATCTCATCGCCCAGGTCGTTGGCGATGCCGGTCCAGAGTGAGTCGGCCATCCTGAAAGCTGCGGCGCCCGGAGACGCCGCAGGTGATTCAAGACTTGGTCTGACTTAGAGCGCGTTAACGTTGGCGATGTGGAGGAAGACCTCCAGCTCGCCGGTGTTGTGATCCGCAAGGCTGTCGCCAGTAGTGCAAGCGAAGGCCGCTTGGATATACTTGGGCGAGGCTGCCGTGCCTTCCGTGAACACGAACGGGGTCGCAGAGGGGTTGACCTTGTAGAACACTTCGGTTCCGCTGGGGTTCAACTCCTGAGACGCGATGAACGCATCGTCGTCGGCGGTCGCGTCGTTGTGACCAATCTTCACCGTGGTGGTGATGGTCGTAGCGTCCGAGCTGTCGAACACGGATGTCAGGTTTGTCGCTGCGGCTTTGACAACCGTGCCGGCAACGACAGGGATCAAATTGATCGTCTGGGCGTCATCGGTGTCGGTGAGGTCGTTGTGGTCAAGGATGACCCGGTGCGTGTAGCCAAAGGCGGCTTTGCTTTCGTAGGGCAGTTCGTAGACTTTCATTTTAAGTTTGTTCCTTGGTTAATGATTAGGCTGCGAGCGCCACACCGGCGGTGAACTTGCCCTGGGACTGCGGGGCCAAGCAGGTGACCGAAGCGATAGCATCGATCAGCGCCCTGGGGCCGCCACCCAAATCAGGCAATTCGCGCATGGCCGGACGCTTGGCGAAGCGGACTTCGCACTGATCCATGTTGAGCACGAGGCCGGACGAGTTTTTCGCCGTGTCGCTGGAGTTGTTTTGACGCAGATACAACGAGGGCAACAGACGGAGCGTGCCGAAGTCGCCTTCAAACACATTAACAGCACTGACGATCTTCTTGGAGTCGGCAGAGTTGTTGAACGTGCGGATCGACAGGCCAGCGCCAGCCGAGCCGGTGCTGAAACGAGTGTATTCGGTGAAGGTGCGCTTGAGCGAAGGTCCGCAGAGGAGCACCATGTCGTCGATCTGGCCGGTCTGCGAGTAGATGCTCTGGAGGAGCGTCTGCACGGCGGACTCGGTCGGCGCGGCGTCGGTGTTGA